TCCAATGTACCTTGACATCCTTGCCGACAGTCATTGCAATATCCGTAGCACGTCTACGAAAGATAGACAGCATATCAGGAGTAAATCCGCTCATACCAAAGCGTTCAAAATCAGGGGTCCACGATACAGATACATATGGTTTTCCCTTGCACGATGTAATCTTGGGAGCACCAATCTCCGTCATGTTCTTCTTCCACGTTTGGACATACTTTTTCCCCGTCTTGCGATCTACGGTTTCAATCGTCAATTCCTTTGAAAAGATATTGGCAAGTTTGATTCCATATCCATTCTTGCCTCCAACGAGTTTCTTTTCTTCTTTATCGTAATTTGTAGATGTCAACAGTTCTCCAAAGATCAATTGAGGAATCCATACGCGATATTCTGGGTGTTCAAGAATATCAATTCCTTCTCCATCGTTTTCAACCGTAATTGTATTGTCAGTGATTTCGATAGATATATTCTTTACTGGTTCAAGATTGCGTAGACGAGTGCGAACAACGTGATCGTGTGCATTTACAAGTATTTCATCAAAGAGTTTGTATAATCCAGGATTCATAACGACATCACGACAAATGAATTTATCATCTTCTACAACATAAATATTTTCATGTGCATTCTCAATTGATCCAATATACGTATCAGGAAGAGACAGAATGTGTTCGCGATGTGTGTGTTTCTTATATCCGGTTGCCATATTGAGTGTAGTGTTTTACTATTCTGTGCAATGTTTATCCGTTTTTAAATAAAACGGATGAATACGAAACTATGATCCAAATCTCATTCAAAAATGAATAAAGATTATTTTAAAGGAATTCGCAATACATGGAATGCGTTGATACTCCTATGTTCTTCTAATGTTGCGATTACATATTTGATATGTTGGATTCCAACTTTATACATGATATTGTCTGTAATATATCAGCAAACATCATTGACATCCTATGTATTCTTAACAGGTCCACTTTGTGGATTATTTGGTCTTACTTGTATTATATCCATAACGAGCAGTATTGCTATTCGTTATGAATACTTGAATTTGTTGTATTTCAATTCTTGGTTGTATTCGGCGTTGTCTTCTTGGGCAACAATAAACATATCTATTCTATTGTTCTACTTTGCATACATTCTACCTTCGCAAATTATTTGGTTTCTATTTCTATCGATGCTTCCTGCTATAATTATATGGTCATTTTCAAGCGCTGTTATGAAATTGTATAGTTCAAATCTTTCTCTTGAAATTGAAAAACGAAATGTTACAGATCCCGTAATTGTTTCAAGTATCCCATAAACATGTCTTTCAAAAAGAGTAAACTTTGCTTTACACATTGAAAATGAATTTATGTAAATATGCCAAGAGCAAAAAAACAAAAAGCGGTAGATGTTGAATTTCCGCCTGTAATATTCTTTTTAAAGTTGGGAAAGGAATATCGTGAAGAGGAATCCGTAAATGTTCCAGTGTCTACAACCGAAACAAAGGTGGAGTATTCGGATATTTTAAAAGAAATTGAAATGCCCAAAAATACCTACGATGAAACAATTATTCACGAATTAATGACAAAAGTACACGAACAAACAGAGTATCCTGTGGGTACATGCTGTTTCTGGTGCTGTCATTCATTTAGTTGGAAATCATTCGTGCTTCCTACACACTATGATTTTTATACAGACATGTATACCGCAGAGGGACATTTTTGTAGCCCAGAATGTGCACTTTCATTTGTCTATGCAGAACCAAAACTAACAAATTCACAAAAATGGCATAGACATACATTATTGAGATCTATATATTCAAAAATGTATAAAACTCGTGAATTAATATGTGCGCCCGATAGACGAACCCTTCGTATGTTTGGAGGAAATTTAGATATTAAGCAATTTCGCGATTATATTTGGAATGGGACAAAACCGCTTCAATTAGAAATGCCACCCATTCGTCTATATCTTCCGTGTGTAAACACCCAAGCAACAACGCGGGATATTAAATCCTATGTTACATTATCAAATGAAACAATTGACAAGGCATCACAACAATTGAGACTGAAACGTTCAAAACCAGTTCATTCAAATACAAAAACATTTGATAATATAATTATTTAGACATTCAACGTTATCAGTATAAAATGTTGAATCCACATGAAATGATTAAAACCTCCATGATGATGCAATTTATGAATGCAACTGGTTCGCCAATGAATCCACTATTTAGTTTTATAACATTGAATATTTATGAGCGACTTGTATTGACATTTCCTGTGTGGTCTGGATGGTTACGTCGTTCCATCCCGTGCATGCGTGAAAAAATACGAGGAGAGAGCAAAACGATAAGTCGTGAACCATCAGCAGTGATTGATTGTGAACGAGGTGCTACACAAGTTTCAAAGAATGGTAACGTTCCTGCATTCATGACACGCATGGATGCGATTATTCACTATGTTGCGTCTTCGCCGAACATTCGCAAATTATTGGCTATTTCAAACCACGATTATCTTCCAAATGAATTTGAAGCTGTTCGTATTGATGAAGATATTTATTTCAAAATGACTCACGTTGAACCATCGGAAGATGGGAATATAAAAAATATGAGGTTTCAAATATTTTGTTATGATGGAAATATCCAAACTCTTCAAAGGTTTATTGAAACGTGCAATCAAGACTATGAACGACGAATGTTGAACAAACTTGGAAACAATTTATTCTTTTTTGACCAAATGGTTGAATCAACAAAGAAGAAGAACCAAAATCCCCTTCCAAAGGATTTTCTTGTATACACAAAGCACAAGTTTTCAACGACTCGAACATTTGAAAATGTATACTTTGAAGAACAGCCGATTGTAAAGAAACGCGTGAACTTTTTTTTGAACAATCGAACTTGGTATGAAAAGAAGGGAATTCCATATACGCTTGGATTTATGTTTCACGGATCCCCTGGAACGGGTAAAACATCAGAAATCAAAGCAATTGCAAACGTGGCACGTCGTCATCCAATCAATATACAGCTTTCTGAAATTAAAACAAAGAGTCAGTTGCGACATTTGTTTTTCAGTGACGAAATCCACGCATGGAATGGAAATACCATTGAAAAGTATACAATTCCAATAAATGAAAGATTGTACATCATTGAAGACGCGGACGCAATGGGCGATGTTCTTTTGAGAAGAGAGTGGAAGAAACCTACAATTGAGAAACCAAAAGATCCATTTATTCCTTTGGATGATGACGCAATAAACGAGCCCATTGATCTGTCTTTTCTTTTGAACTTGTTGGATGGAACTCTTGAATCATCTGGAAGAATTATGGTCATCACTTCTAATTTTCCAGAGAGGTTTGATCGCGCGCTTGTTCGTCCGGGCAGAATAGACATGATTATTGAATTTAAGAAATGTTCCATGTCGGTTCTTCGTGAAATGGTTGTAGGATTCTATGACACGCAAGATATAGAACACGAATTGTGGAAACATCCAGAAATTAACTACAAATGGACGCCCGCAGAAGTTCAACAAGTATTATTTCGAAATTTTGAGGACAAGAACAATGCTATGCAAGAACTCCTGGTGTGTCAACCCCAAACACCAGAGCAAACGGAAACGACAACAGAATTGGAAGACCTGCCAGAACAGAAATCGCGATTATCCATCCAATCGTTCCACCCAGTGTTGGGACTATAATTGACGATATGAGACCCAAAATCGGAATGAACCATAGAAACAGCAATTGTCCAGATACTTTTTGAAGAAATTCTACTCTATTTATTACCATAAATTTTAGAGCCTCCCACGCAAATCTATGAAAAATCAAAAGCGGTATTGTAATTCCGATATAGACAAGAGCCTGATTTGGAGTATTTACAACCGCGGTTGGTTCTTCCTGATGTTGTTCTTCGGGAGGAATGTCAGGTATAACGTCGGCTTGACTCATTATGTATTAAATACAATATTTGCTTGTCCATTTGTAACCTTTAAAAAATTGTAGGATTCAATGTAAATCGTTGCATTGTATCCTTCGTATTGAATGTTTAGATTTGTCGGTTGTGGATATATATTTATGACTTCTCCGGGTGTAAGAATCGGAGGAACGCCAGGTGCAGGAGATACAGTTGCCCCGGCAGGGACAGGAGTTGGATTTGGACTAAATACAGTAGACTTGACAACACAAATCGGTGTCTGTGTAATTGTTCCAGTTGCAACAACCGGCGGAACAAGTAACGTATATTGAAGATTGGTTCTATTAAACATTGATCCGTTGACACTTCCAGATGGCTGAGAAATTTCATTGGGATCCAGCGAAAAAGAATACATATTTATACCGGGCAGTCCGACCGAATATCCGTCAGAAAATCGGTAATTTTGAATGTCTCTGAAAAAGTTTACATTTTTACTGACAACTCGTTCTTTTCCATCAAATACAATGCGTGCTTCTTGTAGAATGTCTTGACTTGCCATATTGTTTGGAAGCGATGCTCCGCTTGAATAAAAACTATTTGGACCCACCTGTATCAGTGAATTGTCAATGGGAGGATAATAAATATCATTCCAATTTGTATAATTGTCCCAATCGTTTAGAACATACCGATCTTGCCGTTGATACAATGCAACAATTCGTGTACACAAATTAAATAGGGGTATTTGAATGTCGTTGAACCCATATTGCTTTTCAAAAAATACATATCGAATCTGTGTAATTAAAAACGTCTTTTCAAATGCGGCGATATGAGCTCGTTCTGTATCTGTTACAAAAATATAATTTGCTTCAATGTATGGATTTAAATTCCAATTTACAAGCGATAAGTTTGTAGGTGTCCCCTGTGTGTCTGGGTAAGATAAGAAATTCTGCATTCCTCTGTATGAATCACCAGGATTGCCAACAATTCGTTGATTGTATGTTTCGGAATCGGGGTTCAAATCCATAATCGTAAATAAACTATATATATTCGTCATTGTAATTGAAATTTCAACGTCAGATTGAGAAAGAGCAACTAGGGGTAGAGACTGACCAATTTCATTACAGAACCAAAACGGAAGAGGTATCACGAGTTGACGACCTTGAATAGATGGAGCAGGTGTTTGGATTGATGCAGTTGCGATTGCGTTTGGATATTGATTAAATCTACCCGGCGCATTTGCCGGGTCGTATAAATCGGGCGTGTTTCCAACCATTTTATCCAACAGATCTCGTTTGGTCTTGTCTTCTTTCAAATATGTCATGATTTTCATCCACTCGCCAGTCATTGTTACAATTGGAGTTCCATTCATAAGAACAGACGCTTCTTCAATTATGTTATACCCGAGATTACGAACCCACTGAAACATGAATGGTTTTGCATTTCCAAATGTATCTACCAATGATAACCCAGACCATATGTTCGGAATATCTACGCATAAATAACAATCGTGTAATAAATCTGCATACCGAGGAACCTTGAATCTGAATGTTTTTTGTCCAGCCTGTGGTAGATTGGTATCTGTAATATTTCGCACGTCGAGACGAAAATGTTCCATGGCAAAATTCGTAGATCTCTTGTACATCTTACTAAAATAAGACATGGATGGATTTCCATTGACAAATACATTCTGGGCGCCCACGCCAGTCAATTGCATAAGACCACCGGGCATCTTATTCTATATCGTATGAATAATGTATTCTTGGATTCCGTATATAGTTATTTTTGTATTATTGACATTCGTAATTATTCATTCATATATGAGTTTGCGGTATGGATATGATTGGATTGGGACTACGACGAAGAAAATAGCGGTTCGCTATTTCAATCCAAGAAATGCGTCTATAACTGATCTATATCCGATTCCTCGGGTTCCTTATATGGATCGGTTTGGCGAATACACAAAAGTACCCAAAATGAAGGAAAATACATATTAAGTAGGATTCCACTTGTTCATAAATTGTGCACTGGTAGATTTCTCTGGACGTTGCGTGAATCTACTTATGTTTGTGCAACACGTTGCTTTTACTGATGGAATTTTATACGTAACTCCGCCAAGATAAGTTGTAAACGTAGAAGAAAATGCCTGTTTTTGTGATCCGGGGTAATTGTTGTAATATGTAGCAGTCGTCTTCTTTTTTAAGAATTCAGTCACTTCTGACGCACTGCTAAATTGAACAGCATTGATTTTAGAAGACGGAAGACACGGACGCATATTCTGTAACGGATCACTCATTATATTTAAGAGTAGCAAAAATGATTATACAATAACATGGCGCCAATTCGTTTTATGCTGGTATCCACGCATACCGAGCAACTTACCGGGTATTCCAAAGTTTCGTATAATCTTTTGAAACAGCTTTCTACGCTTCATCCGTTGGTAAAGGTGTTTCATTTTGGCTTTCAGCGTGCGCCGGTGAATACGCAAAAGCCGCTTCGTCCATTAACAAATGTCATTCAGTATGATGCAGCCGCAAATGAGTCTCCTAGACAGCAGGGGTTTGGATTTAATGTATTCAAAGATTACGTAGATACTGTAAATCCAGATGTAATTATGATCTACAATGACCCCATCGTTGTCAATCAGTTTCTTAATGCAATTAAGGACGTTGAAAAGACATTCAAACTTTGGGTATACCTAGATCAGGTATATGAAGGTGCAGATATGGGACTTCTTCGTAATATTGAAAATCGGGTAGATCGTATCATTTGTTTTACGGATTCGTGGAAGAAACATTTGAAGTCTCGTTTGACAACATCAAATGTTACAATGGATGTCCTAGAACACGGTGTAGATATGATTACATTTAAGAGACTCGGTGATCCAGAGCGTGTAAATGCTCGCAAGGCACTGAATATCCCCCTAGATGCCAAAGTATTTCTTAATATGAATCGCAATAGTTCACGAAAGCGTCTGGATCTTACAATTATGGGGTTTGTTCGTCTTATTAAGGAACGCCCAGACGATGTTCTCTATCTTCTATTTGTAACAAGTGTTCGTCCTGATGCTGGCGGATATTACAATCCTCTTCAAATTTACATGGAAGAATTACAGCGTCTAGGTCTGGACAGTGTAAAATATGGAACCCGCCTCATCTGCGTGGACACGACGCCGCCGCATGTATTCTTTGGCGACGACGCAATCAACCAACTCTATAATGCAGCGGATGTAGGTGTAAACACTGCAAATGGTGAAGGATTCGGTCTGTGTCAGCTTGAACACCTTGCTACGGGAGCACCACAGGTTGTTCTTGATATTGGTGGATATCGCTCCTTCTTGAATGAGGAAGTTGCAGTATTGCTTCCTCCTATTATATATTCTTATCTTCAACAGGGCGCAGGTGTAGGACTCACCGAGAGTTCTACAACCCCAGAAGCTGTTGCAGCTGGACTTCATAAAGCACTAGATCTCGCAGGTCTTCCTGCGACAGTTGAGAAGTGTATAACGGTTGCACAGGCGCGCCCGTGGTCTCGTGTGTGCGACGAGTTTTTGGAGTCGGTGATTTCTAGTAAGTAAAAAATGTAATACGATCTTTATCAAGGGTTCCTAATTTTAATAATCTAGACGCATCACCAAACGCAGGTTCGTCAAATACTTCCCGCGTGTCTGGATCAATTAAAAATACAATCTCTTTGATTTTTACTCTTTGCAGTCTTCGTCCACGTTTCATGAGATTTCGCAGATATGATGCATCACGTTCGTCATCTTTTATATTTGGATTAAATGCCTTGTCTTCGCCTTTTACTTGACTATCAAAGCGAAGACATTGAATTACGGGTTTTTCGCGACTATGAAGTTTACGATGAATTTCACAGTCGACGGCTGCCTGTTTGAGTAACTTTATAATGGAAGACGACAGACGCCCCTTTTCATATGCAAGATTGTATAAGAATTCATCGCTGGTGATGAATGTATCGGGGGGTCTTGTTGTATCTGGATTGTCGTATCTTTTGGGCAGACTGTCTGCACGACGAATGGCGACAATGTTTGGTGCCGTTACACTCCCTTCTTGTGCTTTTGAAAATACTGAAAGATAGAATGAAATACGAATGGTTCTTTCTTCCACTGGAACAACCTCAGTATTGACTGTTCCGTCTGTAATTGTTTGACGCGTTGCGTGAGAGCAGAGACGAATTCCACGCCCAATAACTTGATCGTGTCGTGCAGGATTCCAATAGGGTTCCATAATATGAAGATGACGCACGTTTTTTAGATTGATGCCCTCTGCACCACTTGACGATGCCATCAAAATACACAGGCGCGTTTTTATAGAGTCTTTTAAACTTTGGAAATGTTGAGGATATTCAACCTGAATACTCGTATATTCTTCGTTGAAAATATATCGCATTAATTCGCGTTCTGTTGGGTCTTCTTTGCCTGTATAAAATGCAAATGCCGGTTTTGTAGGGTCAAGAGACGGGTCTTCAAGAAATCTTCCATTGTCAGAGACAAGTCTGTATTGCTGGTATCCGTTTGCTTCTAAAATCGCAGCAAATATACCGAGACCTTCTAGTTCACGATACTGTGAATAAATGAATTGGTTGCGTTTTCCATTTTCTTGGACGTTTTTCAATAGTTTTTGCATTTTTGGAGAATAGATTGCAAGTCCGGCGTCTCGTAGAAATTTATCAGGAGTTGCCTTTAATCTCGCAAGTATTGCACTCTTGTCAACTTCTTTATTTTCGTCAGTTTCGTCTTCAACACCAGAACGCATTTCATTTGGCACTGCATAATTACACACGAGACGGGAGACAACGCGATATGAAGAAAAATCTTCATTCATTGCAGAAGGTCCTTTGAGTGCTTTTTTGGATTCTTGTTGAATTTCTTTCCAACGAACTTCAAGATAGCGATTGAACTGTTCATCTGACATTTCAATGCGTTCAAGCATTTTGTCGTCGTCAATTCTTTTTGGAAGCATGCGTTCATCTGCACCCTTGTAATACGAAACAAGACCTTGTACTCTTTTTTGAAACATTAATGAATTCTTGATTTCAAGTCCGTCTACAAAAGTATTGGCAAATTCTTGAAAGTTTGTGGGCAGACATTCTAAATATTCGGTTTTTATGTATTCTCGTGCCGCAAGGACTCCGCCTGGAAATGTTCCTGCAAAGGTTTGCCGAAGTCCATCTACAAAATCACCCGGGGTTTTATAGGATAATAATTCGTCATATTGAACTGCTACACGTTCTCCGGCCGTTGAATATACCGTCTTGAAATGAGGAGGATTGCGAACAATATATACTATTCTTTTGATACTATTGAATTCTATGCTATCCACTTCTGGCATTTTTTTGAAATACGTCGCCATTCCACTCTCGTCCCATGTAGGCATCTCCTTGATTGGTAGAATAATGCGTTCTATGGGCCCGCGCAATAAATTCATCAAGTATGAAATTTCATTTGGACGATTGATTACAGGTGTTCCTGACAATAAAACAACCTTACAATCTTTTGCATAATAAATTGCATCATAGAGTCTTTTTCCAATTTCAGAACGATTGATGACTCTCGAAATTAGATTGTGCGCTTCGTCAATAATGACAACAGAATTGTCAAATTTTGTAGATGTTTTGGGATCATCTTCTGGAACAATCAGTTTTACGCTTGATGAATTCAATCCATTGTAATTTATAAATGTATACCGGTTGTCTATAATGTCCAAAATCTGTTCTTCAATGCCCTTGCGAATATCCGAAGGCAGTGTGTTGTAATTTCCTTCTTTTCCTGGAATGGTTACAAAGTATCTTCCTTGTTTGCGTAAAAAATCATCTGAAATTCCAAGAGCGAGCGCAGGTTGTTTGTCTGCGTCACTGCGAATGACTCTTGCCTCCCAATAATTGTTTAATGTATAAATTGGATTTCCAGATTTACGAATTTCTTGGCGAAAGTTCGATTGAAGTGATGCAGGAAGCATAACGTATACTTTTTTCGTTGACAGAAGGGATTCTGCGACCCCGATTGCAGAATATGTCTTGCCGGAACCAAGACCGTGGTATACAAGAACTCCCCGGTATGGTGTTTCAATTTGTAGATAGTCTCGCACTAATTTTTGATAAGGTAAAAGTTCTCGCGTCTTTTGCCCTGCTTGAAGACACTTGTCAACACCATCATCGTCATCTGTTCCATCTAGTGTACGATATTTTAAGAAAATTCTGGCAATATAATCCGCAAATGTTTTCCGGTTCGGCAGGACGAACGCCATTGTAAATACCTGTAAAAATAATACATACAAATTACAATGATAAATCTAGACAAGGATCCACGTGTGTGGATGATTACTATTTATTTATTTC